TGGGGTGGGCCCGCCCCCGATGCCCTACCCCTGGGGGGTGGGCCCGCCCCGAATGGCTACAACTTGCACGAGCTATGCAAAAATAACATGGGAGATTGTAAGATTTTACTTGACACGATTTATACAAGGCGACGTTAGTCGCCTTGTACTGTATAACTTATTGGGATAAGTTATTCGGTGTAATTATATTGTCATCATTATATTGTTGTTCAGTAATTGGAATGCGTTCGCCAAGTAAATCATTAACCAAGTAATGATTGGTGCCATCGCGCCAATCATAATCCTTATACCAAGCTTTGTTGCACAAAACTTTCTTCGCTTCGGTTACTCTACCAAAGTGGTCGATTGCTTTATCGGCAAACTTCTCAACCCAATCATATTCACATCTTTGCGAACAAAATAAACCAAACAATAAATGCGTTCTTCTTCTAGTCGCATAATATTTTTGCCCTTTAGCGCCACGAATCCTGTCTTTAGTTCGATATTCGTGGCACTTGTTTCCTTGACAATAAAGCATTAAGTTAAAATACTATCAACGTGATTTACATCTAGAGTTGGAGTATCACTAAACTCCCATTTAACACTTGCACTTCTATATTGTGGCTTACCAAATTTTTCAGTTGCCCAAATATCCAAGTAGTTAAAACAAGGGTGTCCTTTTTTAGTTATGTACTCGCCTTTAGCAACTCCATCAAGCTGACCTTTACGTTCAATGATTTCACCATATTTTAAGGCATAGTATTTAATGTAAAAGATTGCGTCTTTTTTAGGCATTAGCAACCTCGATTTTTTCTATTCTATCAACTTCAAATTGTCCAAATCTATTGAACAATTCATAAGAGATGTCTTTATCCTCATTTAGATTTTTAAGTGAAACTAAATATTCACTTGCTTTATCTAAAGTATCAGCAGATTTTTTTATTGTGTAGGTTTTTCTACCACTTGAATAAGTGATAGTTTCTACGACTAGGATTGTTTTATCCATTTTATTATCCTTTCTTTTGTTATACATGGGATAATATTACTATATCCCATGTATAAAGTCAAGGACTATTTTTGTTGTGATTGTTGTTGATTATATGCCTTACGTAGAGCAATTTTTTGCTCTCTTGATATGCTTTTATTCTTCATTGAATTTAACATCTGAACAGCATTTTCTGGATTGTATAAAGCCAAGCCAGTAGAGTTTGTTCTAATGATTTCAGCTTCATCAAGTTTCAAACCAGCTTTAGTTGCAAACTCTAAAGCTTCGTCTAAATATTTCCAAGCTTTTAAACAAGGTTTAATGACTTTATTCATTTGGTCTAAAACAGATTTAATCCATTTATAATGCGCCATAATCATTTGACCTTTTGCTTGTTGCCAGATTACAAAAGTTTGATACTCATTTTTTGAAACTGGAATTTGTCTATCTCTACAATACTCACGACCAATTAAATCCAACTCATAGTTTGCGTTCCAATCACGAGCATGAGATATTTCATTTCCCTTGCCACCAGAAAATCCAAGCGCTTTCTCATTTGCGTCATTGAATTTTGTTTGGTGTGGATTGCTTGGCTTGTTTTCCATTTCAATATTAATATCTGGATTGCAATTTTCTTTTGCTTTTAACTCATCTCTAAAATAAGCATAAGCAAAGTCACGTGATTGTGGACTATAACTGTCAATGTCATCTTGACGATCAACCCCATCAACATCTCCATTTAATCTGAAGTCAAAATGTTTAGTTTCGTACTTCTCATCTTCGTCAGTTGCGTCATCTTTTTTCATGTAGCCAAAATGAAAGCAACTATCTTTCGCAATAGTATTTACATTTGGATATTTGTCTTGAAGATAATGTGCCATTTTGACATCATCTTTTGGATATTGTCTTTCAACACATTGTTTTGCAAGTTCCCAAGTCGCATTTTGCTTGGCTAAAAAACCTTCCCTCTCTTGGAAAAATTTTTCTTTCTCTTGCGTGTCCTCACTTTCAAGATGTACTCGCAAACGATTTGCGATTTTATTTCTGTACTCTTGGTTTAATCTTATTCTACTCATAGTTTGTCCTTTCTGTTAAAAATAAATTTTTAAACTATTGACAAAGGTAAGTCAAGTAATATATAAGATATTCTGTTAAATAATATGTACAAAAACTATTAATAACAATATAAAGGTGTTTTGCTTGTGGCAGTATAAAAACGCACAAGCAAAACCCAGAAAGAAATGATGATATATGAATAAAAATAAACATTGGGTTCAATGCACATTATGTCATTGTACACCAAAACCGGATGAATGGTCAGCACAAGTAATGGGGGTTTGCATTGATTGTGGATAATATTTGGTTTTACCCAATGTTATTTTTCATTGGGTTAACAATATTATTTTTGTTTGATATTTAGTTTTCAAGCGTCCAAGCTTGAGCCCAGATCCTGTGCCCAGAGATTAAGAGGAATTCCCGCAGGATCTGGGGTCAAGTATATAGGCAAGATATCGATAGCCGAATAAACTGTTGCCTTTCGGATATGCTTGACCAAACTTGAGCCCTGATCCATTGTAGTTCTAAGCAACAGTGAACGCGCGTTGCGCAATGGATCTGGGGTCAAGGACTTTCCATAGGGCCAAATTCGAATTGGTCCTTGGCCTGAAAAAAAATCAACAAGCCCTCAAGCCCTCAAGCGGGTGGGCCCGCCCATTAATGTGGGAAGGCAACAAGCTTGACAGGCCCTGGGATCTGGGATATAATAGGATTAGAAAGAAGAGGTAAACATGTTCGAAAAACCAAAAAAGAAAAAGATAGAATGGCACGGCCAGAAGGTTACAATGCCATTTGATTGTTCAGTATACCTGGACAAGGAAGTTGAAATCGCGAATCGATTCAGTGGTGAAAAAACTAAGATGCCGGGCTATGCAGCCAGCGTCTATGATACCATCATCGGAGCGGAGCGCTTTGGAGCCTGGGACATCGTCCGGGCTGGTCTCGACTGGTTCAAGCAGTACTTTCCCAAGCAATATATGGTGGTCCTTGACTAGATTAAATCTACTAAAATATTTTATCTCGGCGGATGAAGATCTACCGCCGAGCTACGTCAAAAAGTGTAAAAAATTTCTAGAAGAAATAAAACAAAAGAATAAGGCTGCAAGCTCCCAAGCGGGTGGGCCCGCCCATAAAGAATCAGGGTTCAAGCAGCAGGGTTGACAGGCTGCAAGCTGTAGGATAATCTGGGACATATGAATAAAAAAGAAGCTAACAAAATCACCGGAGGACTGAGCGCTCCAGGCAAAATGCCTGAGGGCTCTTATAACCTGCCGGCCAGAGCGTGCCAGACAGGCGCGAAGCTGCGCGAGATCCCTGGGACGCCGTGCTATGGCTGCTATGCCTTCAAAGGTAGATATAATTTTCCAAATGTTAAGGACGCCTTGACCAGGCGCCTGGAATCAATAACACACCTGCACTGGGTCGAAGCAATGGCCACGCTTGTGAAGGGCAAGAAGCACTTCAGGTGGCATGACTCAGGAGACCTGCAGAGCGTGCATCACCTTAAAAAAATTTTTCAAGTCTGCAAGCTCACGCCGGAGACCAGTCACTGGCTCCCGACTCAGGAGCGCAAGCTGTTACAGTTCCTGGATCCAAACATAATTCCAACAAATTTAATTATTAGATTAAGCAATGCAAAAAATGACACGAAGCCCGGCAACGCCTGGACTCATTGGTCCACCGTGGTAACGAAGCCGCGCGCGGGTCATGTCTGCCCGGCCCCCGAACAGGGCAACAACTGCGGCAGCTGCCGTGCATGCTGGTCCAAGGATGTTGAAGAGGTTCAATATAAAATACACTAGATGACATTTGCCTGGTATCACCCAAGTTACTACAAAAAACTTAAGGAGAAGTCTACAAGCCTTCAAGCACAGAGACGCAAGACGACAAGCCACAAGCTGAGGGCTCAAGCCTCAAGCCGGAGTCCACAAGCTCCAGGATCCGGGCGCCAGGGTACAAGCGAACAAGCCCAAGGTCCAGGGCACAAGCAACAAGGATAAAAGTATTTTTTTTATGCTTAATATGAAAAGAAATCTGGTGAGGAGAGAACCTCACAGATTTGGCATTTTTTGACGTTGTCGTTTTTAATTCTACAGTAAAAAAGTTCCCACTAGGAGCATAACCCAATAGATCAGGAGTGCCGAATAAAGCCCAATTTTCCAGCCTTGTCCACGAAATTCTTTCAGACTCATTTTTTAATTTTTTCCAAAGTTGTCGTTCCGAAATGATTGGCTTAACCATGCCAGAACTTTTGTTAAAGTTTACCAATTATCTTACCCATACGAGCCGCTTGAGGTTCAGCTACAATGACTAATCTATGAGTCTCTCGAGAACCGATAATCTTATTTTCCATCAAATTAATCTCCTTAATGTCCATCATCTGGCCATTAGGTAATCTAATTTGAACCCTTGCGTTACCGCTCGTAGGGCTTAGAAAAAACTTATCTAAAGCTTGTCTGAATGTCTTTCCATTTAGCATTATGATTGTATATATACAAGAAATATATTATATTGACAAGATTATGCCGGGACCAAAGAAATTCCTAACACCTAAACAAATGAAATTTGCTGAACTCATCGTCTATGGCGTTGAGGGTACTCCCATTAGTAAAAGCGAAGCAGCTAAAGCTGCAGGCTATGGAGACTGGTTGACAGAAGGATCACGTCTAACTAATCCAAATAAATCCCCACTCGTATGCGCATACATTAGTAAGCTACAAGATGAAGTAAGGCAAAAATATGGCATCAGTTTTGAGGGTCACCTAGAGGAACTGGGAAAGATTAGAGATAGGGGTAAAAAAGACAATAAGAATCTAGCCGCTGCAGCCACAACTGAAATAGCTAGGGGCAAAGCAGCAGGATTTTATATAGATCAAAAGATTATTCGTCATGGAAGTATAGACGATATGAATCTAGACCAACTCTACGCTCGCATGAAAATTATCAAAGAAAGAAACGAAAAAATAATGGAAGCCAAAAAGCTTCTGGAAGTTAGTGAGGAATCAACGACAACCAATAAAGAGACAACAGTAAAAAAACTACCATCATCAACACAAACAGACGATCCGGATTCCACATCTTAACTATCTTTTATTTTTTCTTTTTTTAGCTTTAGCTTTTTTCTTTTTAATTTTTTTCTTCTTATTATTTTTCTTATTAGCTTTTTTCTTATTAGGCATTAAATCCTCCTTCCAGATGTTGTACATATCTTCACTTAAATAGTCAATTCTAGACATCTAACTTCTGCATCTTCACAATGCAGCCTATTGGGAATATATTTCTATCAGAAAAGACTTCATCCGTTTCATCATACGACGCAAACGTCCAAACAAACTTCTTCGTCTTCTTGTAGATGTATCCATACGAGACCATCTTGGAGCATGTAAATTTATCAAACTCTTCCCTAGTGGCGTGACCTCCGTCTGCAGTAATATCCACCCAGGATATTTTGTAGAAGTAGTATTTCGTTTTGTTAATTTTGACATGTTTATATTTTGATTTTTTCCTAAACATAGAACTGTATACACTTCTCTCTATAAAATAGTAAATAAGAATAGTGAATCATGTGCGCGCGTCCCTTAAGTTGTTGGTATTGCTAGCTTATTTGACTGGACAACCGGTATAAACATCAATTGTACCAATTGTACCTAATTGTACCAAGGGTGTTTGGTACAATTTTGAGCGAATAAGTGTTGGTATACAACAATAATAACTTTTGTACCAATTGTACCTCACTTTTAAAAAAAATAAAAAAAATTTTTTTATTTCATTGAAAAAACTCTATACAGGGGATACAAGTGCAATTAATGGCTAATTTCCTGGCTAATGTGTTCATTTTTTGTATCTTTTTGGGGTTTTTGATTTGGGTACAATTTATAATACTGGTCCACTTTGCGCAAAAATGCGTGTTGATACCCTACAAACTCTTTGTCGGAAGCTTCAAACTTCTGAAAAAAGCCATCTTTAGAGCACATTAATATAACTCCTTGTTGAATCTTGGTTTGATATATATAGTTATGGGCCATTGCGTAGGCTCCTAGTTGAATGAAATAGTCGTCTATCCACTCCCTTCTTTTGGGCTTGTTGGTTTGTTTAAAGTCTATTATACTTTCGCGTCCATTATAAATGCCTACTACATCAGTGGCTCCAGCGTACAATTCTGGGTAATATAGGACAACTTCACTGCCCCATATTTCATTTAAGTCAATTAAACCTTGATTAATTATTTGTTTCGCCATGGGCTCTGCTTCCTTGCCCACGCTCGTCAGGTCCTTGTGCCCTGTTCCCTGAACATACGCCTCCAGAAACGTGTGCATGGCGGTGCCACGCAAAGCTGCTACATCTCGAATGCGATTGGCTCCCTGTTCCCCGATGCGTTCTTTCCACGCCGCGAGACTCGCCTTCTTCTCCTCCGACTGAGTTGCGGAAATAATCGTTGTCACACTCGGTAGTTTCGTGCTCATCCCTTCAATATCATAGTGTCTGGACCCATGGATCAGGGATCGTTGGGACGCTGGGTATTTAAATTTTCGGTTCCAATGCATC